ACAAAGCGGTCGGCGTAGGAGGTTCTTTGATAGGTACACCCGTCGATATTGCGATCATCGACGACCCGGTAAAGGATGCAAACGAGGCAAACTCCATCACTTACCGACAGCGGGTGTGGGATTGGTACAACACCGTCCTTTCGACCCGTCTGCACAATAATTCGCGGCAGCTCTTCATCATGACGCGATGGCATGAGGACGACCTCGCCGGACGCATCCTCAAAGCCGAGCCGCAGGAGTGGACGGTACTCGCCATCCCTGCGATCTGCGAACAGGAATACGACAGCGGATTGAGCGAACGGCATATCGGCGACGCATTGTGGCCGTCGCGCCACTCCATCGAGAAGTTGCAGAAGCAGAAAGCCCGTGCCCCGCGCGAGTTCAATGCCCTGTATCAGCAGCACCCGACCATCGAGGGCGGCAATATCGTGAAAAGGGATTGGTTCCGCACGATCTCGCTGGCAGAGTTCCGGTCGCTGCGGTTCAACGAGCCGATACACTTCTACCTCGATACGGCCTATAACAAGAAGAAAAAGGGCCAAGATAACGACCCCAGCGGCGTACTGGCAGCCTGCCGTATCAGGAATTACATCTATCTGATCGACGCGCAGAAAGTGTATAAGGAGATGCCCGACCTATTGCGGTTTCTGCCTCAATACATCGCGGCGCATGACGGCAATTCCGAGAGCAAGCTCCATGTCGAGCCGAAAGCCAACGGCGAGAGCGTGGTACAGATGCTTCAAGAAATTTCGCCCCTCAATGTCAAGCGGACACCCACGCCGACCGATGACAAGGAGGTACGATTGCGGGCCGTTTCGCCGCGTGTGGAGTGCGGGCGGGTGTTCATCGTCGAGGGATCATGGAACGACGATTTTCTCGATGAAGTATGCGGATTTCCGAGTCAGCCGCACGACGAGTTCGTCGATATTCTCGGATATGCGATCAACGACCTGTATGACGAGGATGATGATATAGATTACGACATATTGAGCAAGTCGAGTTTAGGGATGTAAACCAAAAATTTAAGGATATGATGCTATTTGATTTGTTTCGCAATTATCTCAATGCTCTTGTAGGACGAAATCAGGAGTTTGAGAAGCTGTTGGCCGCCAAAGATATTTCGGCGGTCAAGGAGCGCATGGACAACCGTATGGATATGGCGATTGCCGCGCTCAAAGAGTATGAAGTAACCTCCCATGAAATCATGAAGCGGGAGGACAAGATCATTACCGACAAAAAGGGGAATTTCATCCGGCTCGAACCGGTATGGAAGCTGCCGATACCTTATCAGGTTTACATCAATGAAATCGCACTCGTATTCCTCTACGGCCGTCCGGTGAAATGGACGCAGCAATCCACAGGGACAGATCGGGCGTTCCAAAAATTTCAGGATGTTATCGAGCGCACTCACTTCAACAGCAAACTCCGCCAATGCAAACGCATCGCCGGATCGGAGACCGAAAGCGCGATGCTGTTCCGTGTTTTCCGCGATGCGAACGATGCGCCGGACGTTCAGATTCGAGTGCTTGCCAAAAGCAAGGGTGATGAGATTTACACGCGATGGGATCAGTACGAAAACCTGATCTCCATAGCTTGGGGCTACTATGTGCGGGAACAGGAAAACAGCCTCGTCTATCACTTCGACATCTATACCCCGAATATCATCTACCGATGCACGCGGAAGAGCATCGGATGGGAGGTCGTCGAGGAGGTGAATTTCATCGGCAAGATTCCGCTCATCCTCTTCCAGCAGGACAAGGAATGGAATGGCGTCGAAACGCTCATCCATCGTGAGGAGCTGATCGGCTCACGCACCGCTGATACAAACGACTATTTCGCCGATCCTATCGCCATCATGGCCGCCGACCTTATCAAGAACCTGCCGGAGAAGAAAGAGGCGGCGAAACTGCTCGTGACGAACGATTCCGAGGGCGTGGATAAGGCAGCGAAGTACCTGACATGGGATAGTGCGCCGGAAAGCAAGAAACAGGAAATCGAATGGTTGCAGAATCATATCCTTTCCAAGTCGTTCACCCCGAATATTTCGCTCGACACGCTAAAATCGTTGAGCAATCTATCGGGAAAGGCCCTGCGGACGGTGATGTTGCTTGCCGACATCAAGGCGGCCAAGCACAAGGAAACCCACGACGAGCTGTTATCCCGCACCTCTTCGCTCATCACGGCCATCATCGGCAACGTCCTCGATGTGCATCTGAAAACCGAGTGCGAGAATCTGAAAATCGGGCATGAGTTCCAAGAGCCGTTCGGGGACGACATCGCGGAAGCCCTCGAAAATATCATCAAGAGCCTCGACGGTGGCATCATGGCGACCGAAACCGGCGTAGAACTGAACCCGCTCGTCAAGGACAAGAAGCTCGAAATGGAGCGTCTGAAAG